GTGCCGACAAAAGTAAAAGGAAAATTCGAAGTCAACGCGCTGCCTATTAGAGCGTATGTAAAAATCTGGAACGAATTTTTTAGGGATGAAAACGTAGATAATGCAGCAGTAATTAAAACGGATGATGCTGACGTAACATACGAAGACTCAAGCACCGAAAGCATCGATCAAGTGCTGAAAATAGCATATAAAGGCGGAAGGTGCTTACCAGTAAACAAATTCCATGACTATTTTACCAGCTGCTTACCGTATCCTCAGCGCGGGCCGGCAGTGACAATTCCAATGACAGGAAACGCAGAGGTAAAGGCATACAGCGGAGCTGCGGAAAATAAAAACGAAGTAAATCTAAACGTACTTGGATTCAGTCAAAACGGACAAAGCTCAACAAAAAACGTGCTGAACGGAATGGTATCAGCTAATGGAAAATTTCCAGTACAGCTGAATGGTAAATCAATCGCCTACGAAAAAGACCTCACAGAAATAGACGCAGCATATCTAGGCGCAGACCTCAGCACAGTAACCGCAACAACCATCAACGACTTGAGAAAAGCCGTAGCAGTACAGCAGTACTACGAGGCACTAGCTAGAGGCGGCAGCCGATACCGTGAACAGGTACAAGCACTGTGGAATGTAACTATCAGCGACAAAACAGTACAGATTCCAGAATACCTGGGCGGCGGCAGATATCACATCAATATCAACCAAATCGTGCAGACAGCGGAAAACGATAATACACCGCTGGGCGAAACTGGTGCAATGTCAGTGACGCCGATAAACGAAAGCTCTTTTACCAAATCTTTTGAAGAGCATGGATTTGTAATTGGTGTCTGTTGTGTGCGACACAATCGCAGTTATCAGCAAGGCTTGGAACGTTTCTGGAGCCGAGAAGACAGACTGGACTACTATGTACCGCAGTTTGCAAATCTAGGCGAACAGCCCGTAAAGAAAAAGGAAATCATGTTGACCGGCACGGAAACGGACGAAGAAACGTTCGGCTACCAGGAGGCCTGGGCGGACTACCGAATGAAACCAAACCGGGTAAGCGGCCTCATGCGAAGCAACGCAACAGGCACGTTGGATTTCTGGCACTACGCAGACAATTATACAACCGCACCAACACTATCGCAAGGCTGGATGGAAGAAGGCAAAAACGAAATTGCGCGAACACTCGTCATACAGAATGAGCCGCAATTTTTCGGAGCTATCCGCGTAGCAAACAAAACCACAAGACGGATGCCACTATACAGTGTACCGGGCTTGTACAAACTGTAAGAAAGGAGGAAGCCCGGAGAAATCCGGGCTATTTTTAAAATGGCAGGACTTTCAGGATTCTTAACAGCGCTCAACGTAGCTGGAAACATTGCAAACACAATTGGAACATTTGCAAACGCTGGTAAACAGATCGCCGGATCGTTAGGCGGATGGGGACAGACAGGCAATAGCCAAAGTAGCGGCGGCAGCACAAGCCAAGGCGGCGGACACTCCGAAAGCGGAAGTCAAGCGGGCACCAACGTGCAGCAAGTCAACGACTGGCTAAAACAGGCATACGCATACCAAGGACAAGAAGGAGCCATGCAAGGCAAATACAACAGCCAGAGTATGTTAAAACAGATGGGCTATAACACGCTACAAGCAATCATGCAAGGCGTATACAACCACATCGAAAACAGTGTAGCAATGAACTACAACAGCGCAGAAGCACTAGCAAACCGTGAATGGCAAGAGCACATGTCAAACACAGCGTACCAGCGAGCCGTTGAGGACATGAAAAAAGCAGGGATTAACCCTATCTTAGCATTCGCAAACGGCGGCGCAAGCACACCGGGAGGAAGTGCAGGAACAATCAGTGGGGCAAGTATGGGACTTGCAAGCAGCAGCGCACTAGGAGTAAGCCGAAGCGGAGGATTTGTACCTAACGCATACGAAAGCAGCAGCTGGAGCAAAAGCGACTGGTACAACGCGGCACAAAGCTGGCAACAAATGCTAAGCACAACGCAAATGACACCCTACGGACTGATGAAAGCACTAACCGGAATCGGAGACGACACAAGCAAAGCAATTGAAAAAAACGTACCAAAGGGAAGCAAAACACACAAAAGTAAAGCCGGAGCAACGCACGGCGGAAAAGGCGGTGATATTAAAAAATGAGTTGTTACAAGCCATTAATAAGGCTGTACAACCCTAACGACAAAAACATTAGCGGGAGGGTGTACTCACTCTCCCGCTTTTCTCAGTTAGCGGGAAAACAGCTAAAATATGAAGACCTGATGTACAAAAAAAATGTCATGTTGATACCATGTGGACAATGTATCGGATGTAGAATCAGACAAAGGGAGGATTGGACAACACGAATAGAATTAGAAGCACGAGATTATCCAAAAGAAGAAGTTTGGTTTATAACATTAACCTATGATGATGATCATGTACCGGGCATGATAATAAACACAGGCGAAATCATGCGAAAAGTACAATACGTCTGGAAACCGGGAGAGAAGCGCCCTGAAAGCGTCCAAACGTTGCTATATACTGACATTCAAAAATTCTTAAAACGTCTCAGGAAGGCTTATGGGGGCAAATTACGCTATTTTGTAGCGGGAGAATACGGAGAACAGACAGCAAGACCGCACTATCACATGATACTGTATGGATGGCAACCAACAGATCTAGAACACCTATACAAGATACAACACAACGGATACTTTACAAGTAAATGGCTAGAAGACCTATGGGGCATGGGTCAAATACAGATAGCGCAAGCAGTGCCAGAAACATATAGATATGTTGCAGGATACGTCACAAAAAAAATGTATGAGATAGACGGTCAAAAAGCAAACGCATACTACGAGCTAGGGCAAACAAAACCATTCGCATGTATGAGCCTCAAACCGGGTTTAGGCGATCACTATTATCAAGAGCACAAAGCAGAGATCTGGCGGCAAGGATATATCCAATGCACAAACGGCAAGCACGCACAAATTCCACGTTATTATGAAAAAATGATGGAAGCTGAAAACCCACAAAGGTTGTGGAAAATTAAACAGAACAGACAAGCAGCAGCAATTGCAGAAAACAGACTAAAGTACGAAAACACAGACTTTGCAGAACAGTGTAAAACAAAAGAGAGAGTGATCAAGAAGCAGATGAAAAAGAAAGGGACACTCTAACGGTGTCACCTAGCCCAGTACCTATCAAGTAAGGTACTGGGCTATTGTCGTCTAAAGACACCATGTATCAGTCTATTCAGTCTATCAAGTAGATATACTTTATCGCGCGTGCGCACGCGCGCGAAACGCGCACGCGCGCACGCGCGCTATAGAGCGCTAGCGCTATTGTTCGCAAGCTCACAAGCGCTGTATAATATATAACTTGTTGTAGGAGTAGTAGTAGAGGTAGTGGAAAAGTTGAAAAGTACTAAAATTTAACGCTAAAGCGTAAATAAAAAGCAAAAAACACTGTTGAAAGATTTGTTGAAAAATTGTTGAAATGTTGAAAGTTCGTCAAAATGCCGAAAATCATTGTGCAACATTTTGTGGAAAACCTGTTGAAAGTGTTGAAAGTGTTGAAAACGCGCACAGCGCTAACAAGGAATGGATTAGCCGAGCTCCGCATACGCTACGCACGGCAAGGCGCTAAAGCGCCATTCAAAACAAAGGAGCAAGACCTGCGCAAAAAATAAAAACTTGACAAATGTAAAATTCTGTGATATAATAGATCATAGAAAGGGGGCAAACATTATGCCATACAAATACAACGAAAAAGGAAAGGTGATCGGATACACACCTAGTATAGGTGGATTCATGAGAGAACCATACACCACAAACAAAAAAACGGGCGAGTGGGAGAGCCGATCGGGGCAACTCACAAGACAAAGAATCAATCAATTGGACAAAGAGAAAAAAATAGCATGGTTTTGAGAGGTAAGCAATATGAAAGAGTACAAATTTTTGGTGAGAGTATATTTCAAAAACGGTACAAAAGAACAAAGAACGTGGATAGAGACAACCAAAGACGCCAAGGAAAAAGCAAAAAAATGCAGAGAGGAAGCAAACGTAACAAAAGTAACGCTTTACAGAATAGACCAAACATTCGAGTTTTAAAAAATTGACAAAAATCAAAAACATGATAAAATAAAGACGAAAGAGAGAATAAAACATGGAAATCAAAGCATATCTAGCAGGAGAGCAAGGAAACGAACAAGTTACAGACCACTTCAAGGTAAAAGAGTTCGCATGCAAAGACGGAACACCGATCGTATTCATTGACGATTATTTGGCAATCATTCTAGAGATCGCAAGAAAAAAAATCAATAAACCGATTGTAATCACAAGCGGATACCGCACAGTAAGCCACAACCAAAAAGTAGGAGGAGCAAAATACAGCTACCATACAAGAGGCATGGCAGCAGACATCAGAGCGAACGGAGTGACGCCAAAGGAACTTGCAAAAGTGCTAAACAGCATCGTACCAAACAGTGGCGGTATCATCGTATATGACAACTGGGTACATTTCGACACACGAAATGAAAAATACAGAAAGGGGGTATAAAATGGCACTGATTTCCATTAAGGATGTCAAGCAGGCGATCCGCATCATGATGCAGATTCTTGAAAAGCTTGACGAGATCTATCACGCACTGCATGATAGCATCAACGAAAACGAAAAGGAGTAAAGCCATGATGCACAAAACATGGAACGTAAGAGACCAGACCAAAGAAGCATTGGAAATCCTGCTCGAACGAAAGTACAAAGAAATTGACGGCGAATACAAGATGCTTAAAAAAGTATCAAACATCGAAGACGCTAAAAAGCTAGCAGAAGAAATTTGGCAAATGAAAAACTTTGCAAATGCCATCGAACTAGAACTAATGAGAAGGGAGTACAACAATGGCGAGACATCGTAAAGTAATGAGCGGCGCAAAAGATCGCCGGATGTTCAACGTAACCGCACGAAAAACCAAAACCATCAACCTTAGCCAGAAACCTATGCGCGGTGGCATCCGGCTGTAAGAAGGAGAGTAAACATCATGAAGCATGAATATTTTGGCCTGTGGGACAGTGTAGCAAAGTGCTATGCATGGGTAGGCGAGAGCAAGAACGATGCAACCTTTGCACGTATGTGCAACGTAATGGCGAAGGATGAAAAAACGTTTGTCGGACAGGCACCTGGTGACTACGCCGGCTTTAAGTTGGCAGAGTTTGAAGACGAAAACGGTGAGTTTACCAACGACAAGAAAAAGGTGTGGGAGGGCAAGCCGAATGAATAAACGATATGAAGAAGGGCGAGAGCCCTTCTTTTCTGAAAGCGGAGAAAAATTCCAGAAACAATACGTCTGGACAAAGGACGAAAAAGGGCAAGAAGTACTGCAAGAAACTGCACCAATCGACATCCAACAGGAAATTGAAAGCTATGCGGATGAATGTGATATCAAAAGCATTGTCCGAAAAGCAAGTTTTGACCCACAGTTTCTGAAAAGTCTGTCGGAGGGAGCATTAAACGATACATACACGGATATTACGGAATTTCCGCAGAACATTCACGAGTATCATCGAATGGTAGCGACCGCACAGGCAAACGCCATGAAACTTGAAGAACTGCAAAAAATGGCAGCAGCAGAAACAAAAACAGAACCGGAAGCAAAGGAGGAATAAAAGTGAATCGAAACAACGAAAGACACTTTAATCAGATTCCAGAAATGAAAGCAAGTCGAACGAGGTTTAACCGCGACCAGACAATTTTAACAACGTTCGATTCCGGCAAGCTGATTCCATTCTATGTTGACGAGGTATTACCGGGCGATACCTTCAACGTAAATACAGCAGCAATCATTCGAATGAGTACACCGAAGTATCCAGTGATGGACGATGCATTCATTGACTTCTACTATTTCTATTGTCCAAACCGTATCCTATGGGATAATTTCAAGCAATTCATGGGAGAAGTAGAGGAAACGCCATGGATGCCAACAAAGACATATAAAGTGCCACAGATCAAAATAAACGGTACAAAAGAAACAAGCCTCCCAAACGAAGGCTCAATTTTAGACTACATGGGAGTGCCGACAAAAGTAAAAGGAAAATTCGAAGTCAACGCGCTGCCTATTAGAGCGTATGTAAAAATCTGGAACGAATTTTTTAGGGATGAAAACGTAGAT